GAATGTACGCTTTGACAAGATTTGCACTCTTACTAAGCGTGATACTATTTACTAGCACGATTTTTTCGTACAAATTTTTTCCGTTAATTTTTCCAACAATCCGTTCATCTGTTAGTTCGGTTTTCTCCGTTTTGCTATTTAACTAAGAATCACTCCTTATTGCTGTTAATATAGTTACATATAAAAGTGCATAGCAAAAACACCCGACCGGATGCCGAGTGTAAATAAAGCATTTTGTTTACTTGTGTCTATGCACTTAGATATTTCTTGTGATGATACTTGACCGACTCCTGATCCACGGTACAATAAAGCATCGTTGTCTCGGTTTTGGCATGCCCTGCCAATATAGATGCTTCCTGCAGTGGCATTCCTCGGTTTAATGCATTTGTTAAAGCCGTCCCTCGGAATCTATGCGGATGCGCTTTTTCCACACCTGCACGCCTTCCGGTTCGCCGGATCATGTCTTCTATGCCGGCTTTGGTCAATCGGTTGTATGGTTTCCTTGTTCCAACAAATAATGCAGGATTGTTATCGGTTCTGCTCTGCAAGTATTCCTGGAGATACAGGTTCGTCCTTTCATTTAAGTAGACCGTCCTTTCTTTTCCGCCTTTACCATATACTATAAGATCTTTACTGCTCCATCGGATATCCTCTATGTTTAGGTTCTTCAGCTCAGACACCCTGACTGCCGTGGAATACAGAAATTCCATCATTGCTTTATCCCGAAGCGTCTTGCAATTCCGTAGCAGCATCTCCCGATCAGTATCAGAAAAAGGTCTCTTAATCCTCTTTTCCACCTTGATCTGTTCTACCAATACCATCGGATTTCGTCTTACCCGATCCCTGTCTCTAAGCCATCCGAAAAAGCTGCTATATGCAGCACGTACTCCTTTTAATGTACTATTCTTAACCTTACGGATGCTCTTATAAGCTCTCAGATATCCGGAAATGTCACCATCTGTAATATTTGCTACCGGTTTATTTATGTACGATAGTAGTCTTGTAAGCTCATATCTGTACCGTTTTACTGTCTCTGCTGTCTTTCCTTCAAGTGCTCGCGACATCAAATAATCTTCCAGATCAGTCCGCCATGAATCATCGACCACCTGTAGTTCTGTCTGCAAAACAATCTTGCATCCAGAAAATACCATGTACAGTACATTCTTCAACTCTTTGAGGCTTTCCTCTTCCAATATCGTTTGCATTTTTCGCAGCACTTCCATAATCTTTTGCTCCATACCGTTCCGCTCCTTTTTGCTTTCAGTATAGCTCAAAGCTCTCTGAATACGGAATGAGTTACTGAATTAAATAGCAAATTAAAAAATGCAGAGACAACAATAAAAAATAATTTAATGAGTATAAACACATATCCTGTGACACTTAATACTTCTAACGTAAAAACGTCCGATTCATGGATTGAGTGCAATAGAATTGGGAATTTGGTGATGGTCAATGGATGCACCAAAATCACAAAAAATGTTAATGTATATGCTGGTCTTAATATTGCAAGTGGAGTACCTGCTCCATGCTGTGATAAACAGCTTTATATTGGAGCAATAGCACAAGATAATACATATTCCAGTTGCCTTCTTAGTGTTAGTAAGAATGGTGAAATCGATCTCTATGTCAGATGGCAAAAAGCTTTAGCAGGAGATGTTTTTTATTATGAGTTCTGCTATATATGTAAATAGTCATTGTTTTACAAGAACTTCAATCAATTCGATTAAAATAATTGCTATTTAATTCAGTAAGCTCTTCCTTTAACTTGCTGATATTACCGATCACATTAAACAGCGGATTCACCTTTACAATATTGATTCCATTCAGTTCCACGCTATACAGAGGGAAGTCTGACTGCATTGCACCAGTCAAAATGTTTCCATCTACCGCCGTTGGTGCTGTAGCCGTTCCGGTGGAATCTTCTCCCTGGATCACAACCAGATCAACCGTTTCCTTTCCGGTGCTATCCTTTGTGTACCGGAACACGATCAGATCAACCCTGTTCGTTCCAGCGTGTCCATTGTTAATCGTCACCAGTGCGCTGTCATTTGCCGGAATCCTTACATGCCGTCCGTACATGACAGCATCACCGTCAGAAATTTTTACAATGTTATTTGACTGCACTTCTGCCTTGAACTGGCTGCCATTTTCCAGTACATATTTTGCACTTCCGAAAATACCAGCAAATAACGCCCCGTCAGATTCTGCACTAACTGCACGTCCAGTATCTCCGGTATCTAAATAATTTGTTGCCATTGTTATTTCTCACCAACCTTATACGTTATAGTTTCTATGCCATTTTTTATTTTTACAATTTCCTGTGTTACCTGTTCCTTCAGCAGAATTCCGGTTGCCCGGTTTCTTCCACCAACAATATCACCGATATCTACATCAAGCTTTGAAAATGACGCAGACACCGAATCCGAACTTTTCAGTTCCTTCAGATGTTCAATTCCTTTTTCTTTCAGCTCTGCAACAGATTCAGAATTTCCATAATCATACGTTTCTGCAATCTCATATTCTCCAAAATATGACTGTTTTTCCGTGATTTCTCCTGTCTTGTCTACATACAGATCAATCACTGTTCTGGCTGCCAATTCGCCAGCTCCGAGGCAGATCAGATGATTCACCCCACCGGTTTTCTTTTCGATTATGATCTTCATTCCGTAGTCATCGGAATACTCATATTTTTTTGACAGATCTTCGATCTGGACAGCTGATATATTCACACAAGAATCCTTGTCGTTGTAGACGATTTTCAGCTTTGCACCAACAGAGGACAACATCTTCACAATACCGGAATATGCATCAACATATCTCGGAAACTGATAGTTGCTTATCTGTATTCCGGAAGATGTTCCAGGAACAGCAAACAGATCTACCAGATCACACCGCCTTATCAGTAGTGCAAGGATATCATTTGCATCTCCGGATACCACAAGATAATCTTTTCCGGTGTCCGGCCTGATCACTTTCTTTTCCAGAATGCCACGCCAACTTCTTCCGGAATAATATACTTTGGATTTTTCGGTGTCGACTTTTACATTGTCCACAATCCCTCCGTATTCTTCGTCTTTTATATACCAGATACATCCGGAACTCATGCAGTGATTTCTCACATTCATCTGGGCCTCGAAGTCATTGTCACCACCAAGCTCCAGATCGATCGAATATTTTTCAAGACTCCCTTGTGGAAGCCTGTTCGCGTCTGTATACATTACTTCCACAATGGTTCACTCCTTTTATCAATCAGGATCAGGTCAAATGAAAAACTGCCATTCCACGCAACGATCTGCGTGCCAGCTACAATTTTCTCAAAGATGTAATACTCTTTTGCGGCTGACCAGAGAACATTTTCCGTATACCCGTCAGTATGCACCAATTTAACCGTTTTTCTCCGTGAATCAATCTCTAATCGTTCACCGGCATTTAAAGAAACATTGACCTGATAGGTATTGTCTCCAATCTTCACAAGCGGTTTTGATACGGAACCATATATCCGCAGCACAAAATCTGATTCCGTGATACTAACATTATTGATCGAGGAAGATGATACCTGATTCAGATAATAATATCCGTATTTGTATGGATATTTCTTCAGATTATCCGTTTCAATGGTTGTTCCTTCTGTCTTCAGGAAATTAAATTCTCTCTCCTGCACCCAGTCCGGCTGATCGGTCGCAATGGTAACTTCAATCTCAATGTACCGTTTTGTCAGATACCACTTTGCTTTTTTTGATGCTACGATATAGCAATTAAGATAATAGCCGTCCTGATACAGTCTTCCTGACTGTTCCGCAAGAATATCAGCTTCAAAAATCCGGAAGATATCATTTCTTTTTTCAATTCCCTCTTCCTCGGAAGATGCTGAAATGATAATCTTCATCTTCTTTTCCTTGACACCTTTGTGGAAGTTGGTGATCTCATCATAGTCCGTATCATATTCCCATTCATAATCCCTCAATTCAGAGGATGTAATAAAAACACCACCCGAACCAAAGTCAATACTCTGGTTCAGATGGTTCACGTATTTCGCAACATTAAGCATACTTTTTCACCAACCTCGCTATCTCCCTGTTATCGAATTCAAATTCTACGCCATTCGTCAGGACATCAATCAGCAATTTGTACAATCCACCGTTTCGCATCCAGTTAAAGATTGCTTCCAGTAATGCACGGGTTGCTTCACTGTCACCATTTCCACTTCCGGCATTATTCACAGCTTCCTGAATCATATCCATCAAGTTCTGTGTACCAACTACTGTTTCACTTCCGGCTTCACCGCCAGCCAAGAACTGGTTAGACTTCGCATTGTAACCAAAAATAGTCGGCTGATTCAAGATCATACCTGAATCCATAGCCTTTTTGTACCATTCGATTCCAAGCTTCGGTACAGATGGTGGATTAAGTGAGAATTTCCCAGAAATACTGAAATGCGGTAATTTCAGTCTTGGCAAGCTCCATGAGAAATTCATGAGTGACTTAATATGACTAATTGCATTACCAACTATATTTTTACAGCCATCCCACACAGAAGAAAATGCGAACCTGATACTGTTCAATACACCAGTTACTGTCGATTTTGCACCATTAAGACCATTTGATATACTGGACTTAATCCCATTTATTGCACTGGATACATGGGATTTTATCGCATTCCATTCGCTGACAAACTTATTCTTAATATTACTCAGAATACGCGTCAAGTAATTTGCAATGATATTCCAGGCATTACTGATTACACTAGATATAACGTCAAGTGCAGATGACACTGCTGCCTTGATATAATTCCATGCTTCAATAATATATTCTTTGCAATTCTCCCATATAAACCTCCACGGAAGAGTTATAATCTGAACTGCCGCACTGATAATACTGGCAATCAGCATAATGCCGACTGTAATTATATTTTTGATCGTTTCCCACGCAGAGGATAGTGTACTGGTTATTTCATTCCACAGGTTAATCCAGAAATTTCTGAATGACTCCGAAGTATTCCACAAATGTATAAAAGCCGCCACCGCGGCAGCTAGGGCTACAGCTATAAGCAATACGGGATTTGCCGCAAACACACCCCACAGTTTTCCGAGACCTGTGACCAGCTTTCCTGCTACAGCATGTATCTGTCCAAAAGCTGTAATAACTTTCCCCACAGTAATAAGTACCGGTGTTACAGCTGCAACAATAGCAAGCAATACCAGAATAACCTTTTTCTGACTCTCTGGCATTGCATTGAATTTGTTTGTAAGTTCTATGACCTTTTGTGAAAACAACTCAATGTAAGGTGTAACCGTTGTTAAAAGAACTGCACCAAGCTCAATGCCACTATTCTTGATCCTGTTCAGTGATTTAGAGACTTTTGCGGATGGGGTATCCATCTTTTCAAGTCCCTGGCTGACAAGATCTGTAACATTTGTCATTGATCCCATTGTTTCATTGAAATCTCCGGCAGAGTCATTCAAAAGAGCCATTGCAGCCTTTCCTGCTTCCTGACTGCTCCATAATTCATTAAACGCTGTTCCAGTTTCATCAGAACTTTGTTTTATAAGCTTCAGCGCATCACCAACAGACATTCCATCTTTCATCAGCTCCTGGAAAGATTTTCCGGTCTTCTCTTTCAGAATTCCCCCTACATCTGTACCAGAATCACCAAGCTCATTAAGCATGCTGTTCATGTATGTAGTAGATTCCGCTGTCGCGATACCCTGTTTCGTCATGAGCGTGTACATCGTACACAGC